ATTCCACGAACTGCAATCTTCAGACCACGCTCATCAGTCAAACCAGCAATATCAATCAACATCTGCTCAAGTGAAGTTTCGTTCAAATCAGCGGCTGTTGTGAGAAGGTTGCGTTGGTTTCCTGTCAAGGATGGGTGTGATGAAGAACAAAGTGCTGCACCATCGCCGATTGCAGAAGAACCTGTGCTGAACGCATTGTTCAGAATAGATGCTGCTTTAATCTGCTTTGTCTGGGCCATAGAGCGGGCCAGAGCCTTGGTGTAGCGTGATGCAAGACGATCATAAAGATTATCTTCAATGGCTTCCTCAGTGATTGAGAAGGCCAAAGCGATTGTCTCATGTGTGTATCGTGCAGTGTATGTCTCTTGAGCGTCATCAAAGGAGATGGCAGAGCCTTCTTCCTTAGTTGGCGCTGTTGAGAAACCACCCAACATCACTTCCTCTTCAAAAGAACGATCTGAAGACTCTTCAGCGAAGATCTCAGAATGCTCGTTCTCGTAACGGTCGTATTCCAGTCCAAACAAGGCGTTTAGTCCGGGTTCTAGCTCTTTAGCTAGCTGTGCTCTTGAAATAGCCATTTTTTAGCCCCTTCCTATATGCCAGTTGTAGCAAAAGTACCAACCGCGGCACTAGTGTTAAGGTTGAAATGACCGTTCAAACGAACGATGTACTGATGACCAAGTGCGGTGTAGTCTGTATTGCCTGCCTCGTCATAGAGGCCAACGATACGAACATCCAAAGTGTTAGTAGTGGCTGCGCTGCTGATATCAAGCATATCGCTTGATTTACCAGTACTTGTGCTGCCGTTGTTAACACTTGCCATGTCACAGTTAACGAAGACATCTGCTAACGCGGTTGCCCGGCTAGTATTTGTTCCATCCGCCGCAACAACAAACAGCTGCATTGGATCATCGTAAACATAAGCTTTAACAGGATGGTTTGTGTCCACGCTTACTGCATTTGATCCGGGCCAGTAGTTAAGATGAGTGGTCTTACCAGTAACTGAGTCAACGAACTCAACACCACCTAAAACGCCTAGAGGAGATATCGCCTGATCGGAGATAATAATTGTTCCTGTAGAAGCGGGCACAACAATGCCCCCATTGTAGATAGCAGTTGTGTAGTTAGTAGCAATCTCATACATCGTTGTAGCGTTGTTATTGACATTGCCGCCCACTTTACCAATAGGACGTAGACCATACCCACCTGTGAGTAAATTTGCCATGAGGCACTCCTATTTGAAAATGGTAGCCTCTACCGTCGAGGGCCACCAAAAGTTACACGAGATTGACGATCTGCTTTAGAAATCGTCATAGTCGAATGAGAATTCTCACGCATCATATCAGAGTCCACAGCCTGCATCTGGTCGTTGCTTCTTTGGTTAAAGTAAGCTGTCCGTTCTGCAATAGTCTCATCTGGTATGCGGGCAAGAATAAGTCCACCTACTCCAAACACACCTTCATATTTACCTGAGTCAAGTACCGGGGCCTCAAAGTCTGGGTACTCGTCCTTGCGAACAAGTTCATAACCTTCGCGCATTTTCGCGCTGATGTTTTTAGTATCATCAAAACCACGGGTTTCAGCCCTGATCCAACGATGCTTAAAACCATCCGGTGCAGGTGGTGCGTCCAACATAGACGGGGGAGCCCACGGCTTACGCTGCGCCGTCTTTTCCCTAGTATTATTTGCGCGAGCAGCACGTTTTACAGTACCTTGAAACATTTCATTTTGTTCTTCAGACATTTAACTTACTCCTTCACGTATTTCGCGTACTCTTCTAGAGGCACACCCAATTTCTTTGCTATCGCAACTTGGCTAGGGGTGAGTCTAACCTTTTTCCCACTGCTGCGCCCAGATGTTGAACGGGAAACAGAAGCAACCGTCTGAGCGGGCCGTTTACTTCCACCGTTTTTCAGCTTATGCGGAAACTCGTCCTGCATTCGCTTATCCAGTTCAGTATAGTAGTCTTCTGTCTGCGGGTCAAACCCTTCGTTTTCAACTAACCTTTTATGTACACCAAAAGCAGCATACGTCATAGCTTCGTCGTCTCCAAACCAGCTATTACGTTCAGCCCATTGTTCAGCCTTAGGGTCAGGCCGACGCGGCTGCGGCTGCTGTTGAGGCATAGGCTGTTGAACTTGAGTCTGCTCCTGCGCTTGAACCTGTTGAGCGTACCTTTGCTGTTGTATTTTAGCTTGTTGAGCACGATCATTTTCAATTGCTAACGCAGTCATTTTACGCTGGGCCTCAACGACACCGTTAGTGTCACCTATCTCCATAGCACGAGCAAGATCAACTTCCGCAGTGCCCATTTGAGTTTCAACACGGTTGGTGTACTCGTTTACATAGCTAGTATCCAGCGTCTCCATACGTTCTTTAAGCTGCTTGGCTTCCGCTTGAACATTTTGAGCATAACGAATAGCTTCGTCTTCACGACGTTTAGACTCATTCATCTTCTTTGTTAGTTGATCAATGCGCCTTTGCGTTTTATTTTTAGCTTTGTCGAAGTTGTCTTCTGACGCTTCTGACTCTTCTGACGCTTCGACTTCCGGATTTTCTACTCCGTCAATCTCAACTTCAGTTTCTTCGGCGTTATCTAAATCTAATTCAATTTGTTGTTTTTCAGCCTCGGCCATTTTCTTCTCCTAGAAGTGTAAAATATCTTCGGGTTCCTTAATTTTAGCTAAAACCTCATCATCATTGAGTATTCTAACCTCACCACCGTCAATTTTAAATCTTGAACCAGAGTACCGAGCAAACATCACCCAGTCTCCCTGTTCGCACCAAACGCCCGTAGGAAACTTTTCAGAATCCTTATAAGCCAATGGACCTACTTTCAAGACATATCCGACTTGTGTAGAAACCGTCTGTTCTTCGACAACCGCATTTGGCAGGTAAACACCTCCGTCGGTTTTACCTTTCCCACGGTATGGAAGAACAAGAATACGCCACCCTGTTGGAGTGGGTAACTTCTCTAAGAGAGAGACCCCGATAGCTTCGGGGTCTAGAACCTTATCTGTAGGTTCCTTATATGCTTCTGCGAGGTTAGCGACTCCCTCGGATATTGCGTCTAAATCAACGCTTTGCGCTTTAGTCATTACTTCGCTCCTGTTTATCTAGCAGGCCCTTGAGTTCCTGTTCGACGTGATCTAGGGCTTTTAAATTACCCATGAGCTCACGATACTGCTCTATGTTCTTGACGTTGTCATAAATAACTAAGTCTTGAACGCCTTGTCTCCGTTCTTTTATTATGCGAAAAACAGCTTCCGCAAAATGTATTTCATCCAATCTGATAACTCCGCATTAAATCCTATGTGTTCTTATAACACACTATTCAGATTCTGCAAGAGCCCTCATCCGGTCTACCAAGCGCCTTGCGCGGTTAGGGACTTGAGTGTACCAACGCGAGTCAACCATCTCATCTGCGGCGGAATTAAAGTCCCTAGCGTCTACACCAGCCTTCATACCCTTAAACTTGGACAGCCTTGGGCGGCCCATATTAAACATCATGTTGCAGATGATATGCTGGCATTCCTCGGGTAAGTCGTCGAAGTCTTTATACAAAACTTTACACTCGTCCACGGTCACAGCCATATCCAACGCAAACAAGTTTCTTACCCGTTCTTGCTCGACTACTGTACCGACTGGTTTTCCGTATTCTTCGTCGGTTTCAGTTATTAAATGACCCACGCCCGTTGTACAAAGGCCGAGATGATCCAAATAAATTTCGTACTTGCATCCCTCATCTTCTGCGATTTCTTCGCGTAATTTATCTTTATTCATGCTTACTTCTTTCCAAAAAACTTAGAGGCCGCTCTTGTTCCAAAGCTTGCGCTCACGATAATTCCCAAGGTGTAGCGATAATACTCTGGCATAGTATCCAAAGCCGCAAACCCGTCTGTAACAATCTGCCTACCCCAATCTCCGCAAAAGGCTAGTATAAGTGGTACTGAAAATAAAATTGTAAGCCATTCGTCTTTCCAGCTTGAGGCCGAAGCGTCAGCCATCTTGAGATCCCAGTCAATCTCACCCGTGGCCTTCTTTTCCATGATAACAGCTTCAGCCTTGGCTTTAGCGACCTTTGCACCAGTCTCGGCTTTCTTTGTCTCAACCTTGCCCTCCAGCCATGTGCTGGCGAGGTTTGCAATAGGTCCTATTAATGCTTGTATCATTGTTTTAACTCCAGCATCAGTTTCAATTTAGCTAACTCAATCTCAAGCTGATGAACCCTAGTAACTGTGTTCTGCACAGATTTAGGTGGCTCAAACTCATCTATCCAATTATCATTCTCTTCAACCTCTTCCATTGTGAGCTCAAGATTGTGTTCTAAGAAGCTTATGCGTTCGGTCAAGCCAAAATACACCCAGACGGACACGGCTGTAAAAGCAATCATGCTAATAAGGTTCCGTAAAGGAATGGTTATCTCGCTTGCCTCATTTAGCTTTGTAGCTGCTTGTTTCATTTCTCACTACCTAACCAAACTGCAAACGCGCCTGTCATTGCCCCAGATACAACGCTAATCATAGCACTTTGCTGTGTAGATAAATCCTCTAATGAAATGCCCCACTCAATAACCCTGATATACATCAGCGTCATTACCAGCATCATAAGGCGTGGGATAATCTTCCATTCAATTAACTGTTCAGCACTCATTACGCTCTCTTGTATTTGTTCTCACATTTATACGACACAGACTTGTATGGCGCGGGGAACAAAAGCTGCGTGTCTTGAAACATCTGAAGTACACGCTCAATAC